TAAATAATGGCTGATTATAGTATAGACGTACAGAAATTATATTTGGAAATGTTTTTAGCAGATGCTGAATCTTTTGCACGAGCATCTAATATTTTTATTCCTAAACATTTTGATAGAAAGTTACAACCAATTGCAAAATTCATAAAAGATTATGTAGACGAATATAAAGTTATGCCTGAAGTTGATCAGGTAAACGCAAAACACGATATTAAACTAAAAGCGGCTAAGGATATAGATGCATCACATTTCAATTGGTTGCTAGACGAGTTTGAAACATTTTCTAGACACAAGGCACTTGAAGGTGCGATACTTCAATCAGCGGACTTACTTGAAAGAGGAGATTATGCTCCTGTGGAGGACATGGTCAAGGACGCAGTGAACGTAGGACTGACACGTGATCTAGGTACAGACTACTTTGATGATCCAAAAGGTAGACTAGAACTTTTGAAAAGTTCAAACGGACAAGTCAGCACAGGCTGGCCTAATCTTGACAAGAAACTGTTCGGTGGATTTAACCGAGGCGAACTAAACATTTTTGCAGGCGGATCAGGTGCAGGTAAAAGTTTATTTCTACAGAATCTTGCAGTTAACTGGTCACTGGCTGGCTTGAACGTTGTGTACATATCTTTTGAATTATCTGAAGTACTCGCGGCTATGAGGATAGATGCAATGACTACAAACATTCCAACAAAGAACGTTATGAAATCAATGGACGATGTTGAAATGAAAGTTAAGATGTTGAAGAAAAAATCAGGAAACTTGCAATTAAAATACTTGCCGAGTGGTAGCACAATACTTGATGTAAAAACTTATATCAAAGAACTAGAACTTAAAAACAAAAAGAAAATAGACTGTGTACTAATTGATTATCTTGATCTTATGATGCCAAAATCCAAAAGAGTATCTCCTGCAGATTTGTTTATTAAGGACAAGTATGTGTCAGAAGAACTGAGAAACTTTGCAGTTGAATCACAAATGTTATTGGCAACTGCATCACAATTGAACAGAGCATCTGTTGAAGAGATTGAATTTGATCATTCTCACATAGCAGGTGGACTATCTAAAATACAAACAGCAGATAACGTGATTGGTATCTTTACATCGAGAGCGATGAGAGAACGTGGTAGGTATCAAATACAATTCATGAAGACTAGATCTAGTTCGGGTGTAGGACAGAAAATTGATTTAGAATTTGATGTGGACACGTTAAGAATGAGAGATCTAGCAGATGATCCAGAATACAAACAGTTTGACAAACAAAGAAGTTCTATATATGATTCTCTAAAACAAAAATCAAAAGTTACACCAAATACACCAAAAGATGCAAGAGGTGATGAAAATTTAGACCCTACCAAAGGAGATGAGGTAGGTAAAGTAAAAGCAACCGTCGAAGGTGGAAAACTAAGACAACTTCTTAACGAACTACACTCCGATGAAGAACAATAGTGATATTGAATACATCTATAATAAATTAAGTTTCCTTTACCCAAAATATTCTAACAAGAAACCAAAAGCAAAAATTTATAGCAAAGCATATACGAGTTTGATAGGAGTTATGCTTTCTGCTCAAAGTCAAGATAAAAGAACCGCAGTGGCTTGTAATCAATTGTTTGCCCTTGCAGATACTCCAGAGGAAATGATAAAATTATCACGCGAAGAAATAATAGAAGCGATTAAACCTGCAGGACTTTATAATGCTAAAAGCAAAAACATACTAGCAACAAGTAAAATATTAATTGAAAAGTTTAACGGTATTGTGCCACAAACACAAAAAGAACTCATGAGTCTTCCAGGTGTTGGAAGAAAAAGTTCTGATATTGTAATGCGTTTTGTTTTTGGTGCACCTAATATTGCAGTCGATACACACGTGTTTAGATTGCTTTGGAGATTAGGTTGGGCAGACAGTCTAGATGAAGGCAAGGCATCTATCACTGTAAATGAAAGCACTCCAGACAAATACAAATACGGTGCACATATGTGGCTCATTACCCATGCCAAGAAAGTTTGTAAATCTAGTTCGCCTGGTTGCAGTTATTGTGTTATTGATCCTGTGTGTGATAAAAGAGATCTACGAATACCCAAAAGTAAACTACGCCAAAACTTAAAGTCATTATAATATACGTAGATAAATATATCTGCTTAAGGCAATAACAGGCAAACACAGGCATGAAAAAAGACAAAGAACTAAACGACATAACTAGGCTGTACGATAGATTTATTAGGCAAGTACCAGGCTCAGAAGAATACACGCAAAGGCTCGCCGAGGAAACTCAAATCATCCTTAAACTACGTTTCGTAGATTATTTCATCCAAATATGTGACATACTAGCAATAACCAGAGACATACCTCATATGACTCGTGGCTCAGCAGGTTCGTCACTTGTCTGCTATCTGCTAGGCATAACAGATGTAGATCCTGTGCAGTGGAGAATACCCGTTGCACGATTCTTAAATCCAAACAGAGATGACCTACCTGATGTCGATATTGATTTCCCCCATTATCGTCAGGAAGAAGTGATGAATAGAATTTTTGATCGATGGCCCGGAAAGTCTGCTAGAATATCAAATTACGTGCTCTATCAAGATAAGTCGGCAAGACGTGAAGCGGCAAAGCGATTAGGTGCCAAAGGTAATCTCCCTCGCAGGTTTACATATGAATCAGTTGGTGTTGACCCAACAGAAGCAAAAAGAATAGAACGTAAACTGAAAGGCAAAAAAAGATGCATATCAAAACATTGTGGAGGAATATTAATGTTTACAAGACAATTACCAAAATCTTTGTTCACGGCAGAGAATCAAATATTGTTAGACAAGAACGAGGTAGAGGACCTGGAACACCTAAAAGTAGATGTTTTAGCGAATCGTGGTTTATCGCAACTCATAGAAATAGAACCAACAATGAGATTAACAGATTATCCAGAAGAGGATCCTGCTACGTCGGACCTATTGTGCAGAGGAGACGTACTAGGAGTAACACAGGCAGAAAGTCCTGCGATGAGAAGACTGTTCCGAGCAATACAACCAAAGAGTAGAAAAGATTGTGTTTTTGGCACAGCACTGATAAGACCTGTTGCTATATCAGGACGTAAAAAAGCAACAATGTTTCACGATTGGTCTCAAGAACGTATGAGTGATACAATCGTATACGAGGACGATGCTATTGACAGAATATCAGAAGTATTGAACATAGACAAATACGAAGCAGATATGTATCGTAGAGCATTTGCTAAAAAGAACGAAGAAAAGATAATGGAGTTTGTATCTCGTTTAGGTAACCATCCGCGTAAGGACGAAACAATAACAATGCTACAATCTCTTTCCGGTTTTGGATTGTGTCGTGCTCATGCAGTAAATCTTGGCAGATTAATTTGGGCATTAGCATACCAAAAAGCACACAACCCAGAAAAATTCTGGAAGGCTTGCCTGAAACATTGCCAAGGATCATATAAACGTTGGGTATACAGAACAGAAGCGAAACGTGTTGGCCTTAATGTAATCACACCAAGCAAATCTGATAACTGGGACACACCTCAATTCCAATTTAGAAAGTACGGTTGGTGGAGTTCCCAAAACTTTATGCCAGGAATGTATGTAAAAGAACTTTACATGGACAAAGTAGAATTTGCAGGTTTGATAGCCAACGGCAGAGTCTTTAGAGGAGATAAAGGCAAATACGTAACCTTCCTGACGTTAGGTGTTGGCAATGGACAATACATAGACGTAACAATCAAAAGACCTTTTGCATATAGCGACCACGATGTTATATGGGGGCAAGGAACAATAAGACACAGCAACAATTCCGATTATATCGAATGCTACGATTACCAAGGTTATAGGCTCGAGAAATTCAGCAAGGCGTAAGCGTAAATTTTTTAGAAAAGCGTCAGCGTCTATTTGCGTAAAAAGAATTACGCCCCTGTTGGCAAGTACGGTAGATAAACTCTGTTTGCATACTCTTGGCAACCGGCCCTGGAGAGGTGCCAACCTACGTCGACGAAATGATTTTCGATGTCCGGTATGACCTTGTAGGGAAGAACAATATTTTCTTCTATGACTTTTTCCATTTTTGGAATCATGGAATTTTCCACCCAGTTCTCTTCACAGTTGCCGCCCACGAAAGTATGGCTGATATCTTTTAATAAAAATTTTGCATACGCCAAATACGCAAGATTTACATCTTTGAACATTGCCGTTAGTACAACTCTTTTATAGTATTCATAGTTTACCTTGGTCGCTTCAGTGGTACGTTTCCGTGGGTCCTCGAATCCTGCCATGTTCCACCAATTGAAATGATGCTTCATTGTGGGTTCATGCAAGTAATGGTAATGTTCGTCCGAACGCCATGCGGATTTCAAGACGTCTATCGCACGGTGATTGTCAAAGGCAAAGGTGTGCCTGCGTTGTCCGATGATCTGAAAAAACACATGATCAGGTTCTATACTTTGCAACAAGTCAGGCAATAACCATATGCTGAGATTGTTGGAAGAACCATTGAGTCCTGCGTTCCACACCTGATGCTCGTTACCAATAAAAGATGCCGGTG